AGTACCACCCTTCTTTGCCATAGTACCTACGGCAGCATATGGCCTACGACCAAGAGCACGTTCCATGCCTTCACTCTCAGCAGCACGAGCTGCAAGATTTCCTCTAACAGCAGGATGACGAGCAGCTAAAGATTCACGAAGTCGTGCATCATAACCAACTGGAAGACCACCAGCTTGTTTCTTTACAGTGCCTCCACCCTTTTTAGTAGTTTTTCTAGACATATCTAATCTCCTTTATTATAATATAAGGGGAGCAGCTAACGCATTACTCCCCCTACATCATTTGCTTTTAGCTTCCAGCATTCCCATACCAGCCTCTCCAATCGGAGACACCAAAGCTGTAACGCTCTCGTGCCTTAAATCGGAGGTTGCCGGTATCGAAATCTGGCTCCATCTTCGTCTGAAGAGGTGTACGTGCAAACATCTTCGTACCATTAGGAACATCGGTCCTTACGAACCAATCATCCGTTCCAGTGAAACGCCTATTGACATAGAACCCATCGGGAACCATACCCATATGACGAGTGGCATTGATATCATTATTGGAACCACCGGGTTTGCCGGGAGTATTCAAAATGGTATCAGCAATGTTCCATGAATCAACAGGAACGTGCAAAGATGTGGCACTTGCCCCTACGAGGATACCACGATCATCCTTAATCTTTTGGACTTGCGTGATTGCACTCTCAAGAGTTCCGATAGCTAATGTACCGGCAGTTGCTGTGTTAGTCTGGTTACCATCCGAAATGGTTGGATGAGTAGAAGCAAAAAATGCAACACCATCACCAATTGTATCAACAAAGCCATTGGTAAACAGATTAGCAGCTTTGACTTCCTTGGTATTNGCCATTGCACGGGCCAAACCTCTGGCACGTAGTTTTGCAAAGGTATCATACAAGTTNTCTTCCATCGCTTCTTCTGTAATAGCAAAAGCTAGAGCAACAGTCTCTGCCGTGTAACGGGCAGTNTAACTCTCTTGTGCATCGTCNTAGGAAACAGCAGCACCTTCAGATTTAACAGGAGCCGAACCGAAACCTGTAAACAGAACTTCTTCTTCAAAGGCTCGATCAGAGTTTTCGACTTCATAAAGATTTTTATGTTCGTCATTAACCTGACCATATTCCGTCCCGAAGACGGCATTCAAACCGGGAAGAAGTTCTTTGGCAATACTCGCTCGATTAATAGCCATAGTTCATTTCCTTCCTAGTTATGCCGTTGATACTGTAGTAGTCGCAAACCGATCCCTGTGCGTGGGCAACCAGACCTCAAGCATTGGATATTGGTCAAGTCCGTCTGTACCTTCATTCGGATCTTGCGCTCGTCCAATAACTCGCACATTACCTACAATAGTTTCTACACCAGCAGCACTGGTTTCTACAAAAAATGCAGATTGTCCAGTTTTGGTACTACCGGCAGAGGCCGTCGAAACGGTTGCCGTGTAGTTGAGAACTTTACAGATCTCACCATTACTACAGGTTGCATTACCTTGAATGTAATACGTCTGATCAGGATCAGTTATGACATGGAACTGAATACATGTTGCGGCAGTAATAGCCTCTCCCGGCCAATACCGTGAGAACTTTTGACTACCATCAGTGTCAACATAATTACATCCCATGAATACGCCCGAAGGCTTCAGGGTTGCAGTTATACTTTCAGCAATGGTGCCACCTGCATCAATAAGTATCAAGTCACCAGTATACAGTTTCTTGGGAGCACGAGTTATAGTCGTGGGGGAAATCAAAGTAGTTGATCCACCAGTATTATAATTCATACCCTTTTTTCGAGCCGGGAGGAAGCCACGTAACGCTCGTGTACTAGACATAATGTTTCTCCTTCCAGTTTAAAGACTAGTCCTGAAACGTAGGAGTTCGTCCTTTAAATGTTCTCGATTTGCTATTATTGGAAATTGGCATTTTAGAATTAGAAGAGTTCATTAATTGAGAATTAACGGCCTCCAACATCTCATTTGCCTTATTCCTATAATGGCGACGTTTGGCCTCTAGCTTAACCGTGGGTATTTTACCCAAAGCAATGTCTCCACGAGTGACAACTCCAGCATAGCGACCTTCTTCCCTCACGACAGAAGTGGCTCCCATCTCAGGAACTTCTTCAGGAGTAACAAATTCCCATCCTTGCGATTGCTTTTTACCAATTTCTCGATAATCATCCTGACCATTAAGAAGGATTCTTAACCAACCAAGAGATATATCTTGCTGATTAAATCTTTCTTCAACTCTACGAGGTATATGAGTTGCGTCTGGCTCTTCAAAGACGTATTCTGTTTCTTCTCTGGTTTCATTTTCCCTTAACTGAGAATTACGTGATTCTTCAATACGTGTCATAATCTCTCCTCCACGTTACGTTTTAATTGCTGTGTATTCACCATCGGCATTTTCTACCTTTAGCTTTTCAGCAGCATATTGTTCAAGTGGTATACCCCAATTCTGAGCAAGCCGTACATCTTCTCTCGTTAGCTTTACCTTTTTATTAGAGCTAGGGGTTGAACGTGAAGCCCCAGCTACCACTTGAGCAGGTTGTGACGGTTGCTCCTGCACCGATTCTTTTACAGTAAATTTATGAGGAAAATTCTCTTTTAATTTACTATCAATTTCATTATAGAACTCAGGATCATTTGGATCAAAACCCTGTTCTTTTAAATCTGCATCCAGAGCAAGAGCTGCTGCTGTCATTACTCTGTCTTTTCCAAACCACTTATTTTCTGGTTTCTCTGCCCATTCAACAGCCAAAGGATCTACTTGAGGTTGTGGCTTCTGCTGCTGTTGCTGTGGTTGTGGTTCTGTTGGTTCATCTTTAAATTTAGCTTTGGTGACATTTACAGTTTTTAAATCATTCTGTGCTTCATTTAAAAACTCTTGTGCCTTTAATATCTTTTCTGAATTTCCTTCTTCATGGGCTGAAGCATAGGCTGCTCTGGCAAGTTCAAGTTTATCTGTAATCTGTTTCTCATTTGCATCCAGATTTAACTTACTAATATTATGAAACTCTTTTTCTCTGGAATTTAAACGAGTAGATAGAGTTTCATTCTGTTGAACTAATTGAGCAATATGATCATCACGATCTTTTCTCTGTTTAATTAGCTGCCTTATTCTTTTTTGAGCACCCTTTGTTTCAATACCATCTAATTCCTGTGGTTCTTCTTTTGGCTTTTCTTGTACTTGTGCTTCTTCTTTTGGCTCTGATTTTGTCTCTAATTCTGGCTGTGCCTGTACCTTTACTTCCTCTTCTTCTACTTCAAATTCGACTTTATCTTCTTTATTGTCTGGACTAGTCGTTTCTACCTCAGTCCATTCTTCTTTATCAATCATTTTAATTCCTTTCGTTGCTTACGAAGCATACGGTTTTACGGTATTACTCTATTATACTACAAAATCAAACATAATGCAAGTCTTTATGACCCACTCATTAAATTAAATGTAGGATCAAGATCTCTTGGATGTTCAACTCTACAGATAACCTGATCATCAAATAACAAGATCAGTCTAACAGATTTATAAAATAACTTCTGACCAGCATGTTTGGCATAACAAACAAAGTCTCCTTCTTTACACCACTCTCCATTGGGAAACTTTACCTCATCTTGATAGGCTAATTCTCCTATGGACAGAACCTTACCTACTGTGGTAAGATATGCCATGTCATCTCTGGTTGAGTCAGGAAGTACAATACCTCCCTTTGTTACTCCTTTTATACTTACAGGTCTTATCAGAATATGATAACCCGGTAACTCTGGCAAAGGGCTTGGATCTTTCACCTCATCCTCTGTTATCCACATATCATTCTTAATCGCATTTCCTAAATGTACTTGTTGCATTTACTCCTCATCCTCATATATACGGCTTTTAACAATAGATGTGAAAGTTTGTCTGGACCATTCAATTCCTTGAATATGCCCGACTAACTGTTTATAATGAGCATAAGTTTCTGCATTTCCATCACTCAATATATTTCGTAATCTATTTAGCTCGTCATTATAATGTTTTATTGCTTCATCCCATATTTCCATTAAGCTATTACCAATACTAATATAGCAAGGCCAATAACACTAAAGAAAATCCATGATGCAGCATCTATCTTATTATAAATCTTATTTAGAAATTTCATAGTTCTCCACATGCATAGCAATTAATTTCAAGTCCTACTGCAACTTCATGTACAATTGGGGTTGTCCACATAATAGTATTCTCCTTATTTGATTGATTTGGGGTATTTCCATGAAAAATCTGAACGTTCATTCAGAACACCTTTACGTGCTCTTAAACCAGTTCCACCATCGTCAATGGAACGATTGGTGAAATTACCATACAGATCTTTAACTTTACCAGAAACATGTTCTGGATAACCGTTGGTGATGCCACGAGCATCTGGTTTTACATGAGTGGGATATCCATCGGTTGTTCCTTTTTCATTATTGGGATAGTGAGTCCCTCCATACTTAGGCATCATCTTTCTCCTTCTCTTTCTTGGTAATAACTTCTTTTATAATATCTATCATTTTGAAATCTCTTTCTCTGGAATCTTTATCTTGCATGGATGCAATTCTTTCCAGAGCTTTTGTTCTAACTTCGTCTACATCCATATCAAGTTTTTGCTGTTCCAAAGTTGTCTTAATCATAAGATCAAGAGTTTTCAATGTTTTATTATTTTCCATTTTATCTTGTTCTATGGTAATCTTGGAAAGAATATCAATAGCTTTCATGGTTTCTTTACTGGCTCTATCCATGTCAGCTTTTTCTTTCTTGAGTTCAGTACTTTGGCCTTGAACAAAGGAATCTATCGTAAGTTGTGCCTGTTCCAGTTCAAGTTTCTGAGCATCCAAGGCAGCATCGGCAGCATTCTTGGCAGCAGTAATTTGTAATTTTTCCTGCTCCAGTTGTAATTTCTGAGCTTCAATGGCAACCAACTGTTGTTCAGGGGATTGCATTTGACCCATTGCCTGATTTGCATTGAGAACCTGTTGAGCAGCTTGGGCCATGATAGCTTCTGTAACATTAGCTCCTTGTGGTCCTACTTCCTGCATTCCCATTTGTGTAATGCCTGTCATCTGTTCCTGATATTTCAGAATCATATGTTCCTGTATATTGGATTCCAGAACAGGCTTTATCCTTTGCATGATAGGACTTGCTCCATTCATGGGATCTTGCAGGTAGGCTGTCTTGACCTGAACATGAGCATCATGATTCTGACCGGGAAAGGCTGCAATGGCTACTCCCTTTACAGCAGCCATGATATCGGAAACAGGATCAAGCGGCTTGGGTTTTTGCTTGGGAGGAAGTATTTCCTCCATATTGGGCATATTGGCGGCATTCAAAATTGTTCTATTCAGGGCTTCCAGATTGAACATGCCGGGAGGTGATTGCTGTGCCATTTGCAAGGCAAGCTGTGCAATCATAAGGCGGTGAGCATTGGATGGAATATTAGGATCGCTAACGGGGATAACGTCCACTCTTCCATCGAAATCGGATTTAAAGATATTCCGATTTTCAAATGGCACATCATAGGGATACTCACTTGGTAGATAATCATAATCTATGTGAGCTAAAATCCTGAATTCATCTCTTTGAGCTTTGTGTAATCGTTTATGGATTGCCGAAAAGAATTTACTGGAGGCTTCCAGTAGTGCCATTGTTGTTCCTACAGGACCATAGGAAGATGCCTCCGATACAACTTGTTCTGTACTATCGGCAAACTTCTGACCGGCTGCTGTTACAAAACCCAACATCTGGAACAAGGTCTGGGAAGGCTCTTTGTAGGGGAGAGGAACGATAGCCTTTGCCAAGTCCATTCCTGTAGATTCAACTTCTTTAAACTCACCGGGACTGATTGGATCGTTATCACCAACCATTCTAACACCCTTGGCCTTAAATCCACCCGGCAGGTTCGCAAATTGACCTGCATCAATGAGGCTTCTCATTGCTGCTGTTGCACTCATGGTCAGATTACCAAGGAAGTGCATCAGGCCAAAACCATAGAAACTAAAACCGGGAACAAATCTATAATGAACAAAGTGTGATACTCGTTCTTTATTTTTGTCTTCCGGTTTATAATTTCTACGTATACAAAGAACCTTTCGAGATTGCTGTTCTACTGTTACAATGTAGGGTAAAGCAATTCCTTCTTCTGAATTAGATTCTTTGATTTCTAGAAAACAATGTTGTTCCAGTAAAACATATTGAGGATCTGTATCCATTGTGGGAGACAATCCCAGTATTGTATCCATCTTGGATGCAAAGGCTGTTGGTTCTGGATTGGTAGCATCTGGTAATTCTATATCTGAATAAATACCAGCACGAACATCCTTTGCCAGATCTACCGGACTACGATAAATTACATGTGTGTATCGGTCTGCCTTTCTGAGATTACTGGCATAGTAAGATACATAGAACTGATCAATGGGAACAAACTCAGAAACAGGACGTTTCAGGTTTGCATCATAATAAACTTTTTTAAAGGCTGAACCAATCAGGGGAAGATGAAAAAGCATTCTTTCAAATTCATCAAAGTATTCTGGCATCTGCTCTGTGAGCTGATAGTTCATGAAGTTCTTGACACGATTGGATTGCAGTTCCCTTTCAGGAGTTGACTTACCAAGTATCTGTGTCTTTACCGGACCTCCAGAGGGAAACAACTCTTGAGATGCTTTACTTTGAAACTTGACTGCTGATTCAATAAGAAGAGGATGAACAGCCGTACAAGCTCCTTCAAAGGGTTCTGAACCTTCCTGTAGTTTCAAGCCAAGAAGATCAAAGCCTCTTTCAAACATGGATTCCCATTCCTGTCGGGAACTTTTATCGGAATCATAATTGTTATAGACATCCCCGGCAATCTTGTTGAGTTCATCATCATCCAGTTTCTCGGCAAGATTACCGTACCATTCCTTTATAGGCTCTTCAGCTTCCATTTCTATAGTGCTGGAGAAATCTACAATTATTCCCCCGTCAGGTTCTAGTTCAAATGTTGCTTCCTGTTCTTCTCCCATATCTACAGGATTCATGGGAACAACATTTGTTATCTCCTTCTCTATTCTATCAAATGGATTTCGTTCTGTTGCCATTATATTGCTCTCATGTTGTATGTATTGGGATTACGTTCCACTATGGAACCACCTTGTTTATATCCCATCCAACGTCTTATATTTTTTAATGTTGGATTATTGAAAGTTTTTTGTTCTATACCTTTTCCATAAGGAGTATAAGCTCTTATACCATTATCTATATATTCCCATGTCATATCTTTATTAGTACTTAAATCAGGAGTATATTGAGTATACCCATGATCTTCTAAAAATTGAATAGTATTTTTATCTGAAAGTTTATCACCTAAACGAGTAGTAGGATAATCTCTATCTTGAGGTCTAGTTCTTGTTCTTTTAATTTTAGGTTTAGATTGTTCTAAAAATTCTGATATTCTAGGAAGATCAGCAACTCCTGCTGTATTATTAATTTGTTTAACTTCAGCATCATTTAATACTTTATTAATTTTTACTTCACCACTTATTAACCAATTACCTGTCATATTAGGATTTGTTTTATATCTGTAATGACCACCTTCAGGAATTTGATCTTGAATTTGTGCTTGTTGAGTATTTAATTTTCCTTTTCTTGGTCCAGATTTAACAATCGAAGCTCTACTATTAGCAACAGATTGCCAATCAATATCATTTCCTACTTCTACTTCTGCCCATACTTGATTATCTTCTCTAATATTAACAGGCTGTTTTCCTTTTACTCTTTTTCCTGTCTTGGGATCTATCTTTCCACCAATATGTGTAGCGATAGGAAGATCACCTGAATGAAATCCCGGTCTATATGCTAAATCATTAATACCTTGGCCTACTACTTTTCCTGTTTCTGGATTTATTTCTCCTACTTCAGCCTTGATCCACTTATTTAATGGTAGAGGAGCACCTTCTCCATGTTTAATATATAAAGGATGAAGATTACCAGTTTCATCAATATTAAATAATTTATATGCTTTTGTTGTATTTGCAGGTGGTTCTATATTTCCTGTTCTTATTGTTTGTGTAGCTTCACCAATCTCATCTAGGGCTTTAGATTCGGTAATGGTAGGATTTTTCTTATTTATAACTTTTCTTATTCCTCCCATACTGGCAAAAGGTAAAAGTGATAGAAAAGGAGAAACTGAGGCAATTGATAGTTCTGTTATGCTACCTAATATATCTCCTTCCATAAGTTTAGGAATTACTTCAGCACTGGCTTCCTTCATTACTTTTATATCTGCACCGGGACCAATAATTTCTAAAGTAGTTTGAACAGGCTTATCTTGAAATTCTTGACCTAAATAAGTTTCACCTATACTTCTTCCTAGTTCTCTTAATTCAGGAGGAATATATTTACCTGCACGTTCCAGTAAAGATCTTTCAGGTCTGGGTTCAGAGGTAGGTACAGAGGGAGTACCGGGAGGTGTTAGACCTTCTGGAATAGGAATAGTTTCTTCAGGCATTGCTGTAGGTATAGCTTCTCTGGAAGACACTCCTAATTTACTATATAACTCACTCATAATTGCTGGATCAACTGGCATGTAATTCCCCCATTACACTATTATACATTAAAATAGAATGGAATGCAAGTCTTTTTTAAAATTAAGTTCTCCAATATGTAACTCGTTTCTTTCTTCTGGGTTCATCATCCCATTCAGGATCATCAGGATGTGTGAGATGCCATGACTCTCTCATGTAATGAACTGCCATAGTGAGAGCATCTACCTGATCATCATGAGCTGCATTGGGAAATTGTATGAGTTCTTCCAGAAGATCATCAGCCCATCGTTTATTCTTGGGTATCCATACTCTTCCTGATTCCAACATGGGAGATGCTGCATAGACACGACTAACCTTGTCTCTGTCAGGAAGATATTCCATGACAGGAAGACCACTCCTTCTCATGTCCTGTATGAGTGACTGTCCACTGGCTTTCTTTTCTATGATACAAACGTCTGGTTTATAATTCTTATGCATCATTTGTGTCATACGTCTGAGTTCAGGATATTCAAACCTTCCTTTGATATTTCCCAGAAGAATAAGATTGGAAATATAGTTTTCTTTTCCATCCTCCTCTTGGTCGTACATGGAGAATATACCCCATGTTTGAATTACAGAAAAATCAGCCGTAGTTCTTGTAGAAAAGGCCGTATCATACGTTTGTAATATGAAATCACATGTTGGAGGTTCGTCATATTCCCACCATTTTATCCATTTCTTCTTTATGAGGCCTCCCTCTTCTGGAGTGGGGTTCTGCATGTACAGAGCATTCCAGTATCTGGCTCCATTGGAGGCTTTTATTTCATTTTCATCTATTTGTAATATCTCTTTGGGCTTCCATTCAGGGAAATAAGAAGATCCAACAGGTAAATCCAGCAATTCAGAGGCTTCATCGTCCAGCCATGCAGGTATCTTGATAACTTCCCATGGAATAATTTCATATTGGTCCATTTCCTGCTCTTGTTTCAGGAGCCAGCCACATAGATCGTCATAATGGTAACGAGTATTAATGATAAGTATGGAACCATTGGGCATAATACGGGTTCTAAGGCCAGCAGGGTACCATTCCTTGACATATCTACGGCCAGCCTCTGAATAGGAGTCCTCTTCAGACATAACATCATCCAGAATAGCTACGTGAGCACCTCTACCGGCAATTTGACTACGAACACCAGCAGCATAGTAGGTTCCACCAAGGTTTGTTTTCCATTTTCCTGCTGCTCTGACATCGGTTCTCAAGGAAACACCCTTGAATATGCTTTGAAACTTCTCATCATTGACAAGATCCCTGACAGATCTGCCGAAATCACTGGATAACTGATCACTATGAGACACTGTGAGGATCTCATGTTCAGGATGACGACCAATATACCATGCTGGAAACAACT